CCCGTATGGTCAGCCACAGATGACTTAATCAGGTTGGCCATAAGAACACCCCAGCCAAAATGGTTCGTTTGTGCCTGGCACCATCAATTCACACCTGAAAATGAATTGCTGCAGCTGGACTTTCACAAAAGGGAAAATCTACTGTTCCACCAGCCTGAGTATCTAAACCCCGTATTCAGGGTTTTCATAAACAAGAGCGAATACATTTCCCAGACCATCGAAGACAGGAAATGGAAAACAGGAAGTATCTCATCCATGGTCTCCGGATACCCCGGCTGGGAATGGGCCAGCAGATGCGCCGTGGCCGACGCTGAAAGTCAACAGCTGCTGGAAGAATTCACCGGCTCCACCGAGCCTCTGAAAGCGATTTATAACCTCCAGGAAGATATCATGAAACAACGCCTGGCCATAAAACACAAAGCCATCACAGACGCCATCGATGCCCAGATGAACAGAGTGCCACCCATCCCGGACAATTTCATGCCATGGGTGAAAGAACAGGCCTTCTTATCCAGCCGGTACATCGTGTATAACTACCGGAAAGGCAAAAAGCAGATGAATGGCCACTGTACTTGGTGCGGTCAAGACGTGATCGTCACAGAACCACGCCACGACAAAAGCGGCACATGCCCCAGCTGTGAAATCACCATCACCTGCAAAGCCGCCGGCAAAATGTCAGGCAGCAGGTGGAGCGAATGGCGAACCGTGGCGCTGATCCAATCCATGCTGCCAGACATCACCACAAAGAAACAAGATAAACCGGAATTTGTTGTCAGGTTCTTTAACGTTTGCCGAGATTTTAAAGGTGACAAGGGAATACTGATGCACACTTCAACCACACATCACTATGAGATAACACGCACCATTCACCAGGGAACAGAATATGAAACCTATGATTGGGCAGCTTTCAAACAAACCGGTAAGGTCAGATGGTGTGAGTACAGCTTCAGAGGATATGGCGAAAGAACCATCGACAAAACCATACTTTACCCGGAAGGAATCAGTGAAGCCCTACAGGGTACACCCTTCGAGTATTCAGCCATAGAGAAGTACGCCATACACCGTCCGGAATTTGCTTTCAATATCCATCAGTATATAGCGGTATACCTGATTCACAGAGAACTTGAATACCTGGTGAAAAGAGGCCTGGGTTACTACATTGCCGATTGCATGGAGCGCGGAGGCATTGGCTACACACCAGACAAGTTTACCTCACTTAAAAATGATGAAATAAGCCTGCTGAAACAGATCGATGGCGGTAGAGATGCCCTGCTCTTTTACCGGCGCATGAAGCACTATGGCATGAAGATTGTACCGGACCAGATCAAGCGCCTGGCAAGCATGACACAGTTCGAGGAAGACATACTGAAAATAGCAGCGCATCACGCCGGCCTGGTAAAGATTATGAACTACATTGAAAAGCAGACCCATGGAAAAGAGAAGACAGAAACAACCTTCCAGAACTGGGCCGACTATGTGGAAGTCTGTAGCAAACTGAAATATGACTTGTCGAACCATTTCATACTATTTCCACGAAACCTGGAAGAGGCCCACGAAACAACCTTTAAACGCTGGGATGCAAAACGGAAAAAAGCGGAAGCCGCCAGGGAACGCCGGGAGCAGAAGAAGATTGAAAAGCTGTACCCACAGATCATGGAGAAGTACGCCATGGAAATCGGAAAGTACATCATCACAGCACCGGAATCAGCTGATCAACTCGTAGAGGAAGGCCACCACCTGAAGCACTGTGTCAGTAACTACATTTCACGCATAGCCAAAAGAGAATGTATCATCCTGTTTATACGAAAAAAAGAAGACCCCGACACTCCCTTTTATACCCTGGAGATCGCCAACGGAAAGATTCGTCAGTGCAGAGGGATGCGCAACAAGTCCACAGACCAAGACAAAGACATTAAAAGGTTGCTGGAGAGGTTTGAGAAAGAAAAGCTGACTGCACCACTGGAAAAGCTGAAAGAGGCTATGTAAGAGGATTAAAAGAGGTGATCATATGGAAACAGCTGAAAACTGGTACGCCCTGAGCCTGAGTATCATTGGAAATCTGACACCAGAAAAAGCGCTGCAGTGGATTGAAGAAGGTAATCTCACCAAACGTGAGTGGAACAAAATGGAGAAATCAATCCAGAACTTAAACAAAGCAAAGCCCAGAACCCCCAAACCAGCAACAAAAGAAGAAGTGATCGAACGAAAGCTGGAAAGAGAACAGGAAATAAAAACTATGGCAGAAATGAGGCAGAATGGGATGAAGTATACAGAAATAGCAAGGGTTTTTAACCTGGACAAATCATATATCAGAAAAAAGATCGTCCAGTATGAGCGGGAAAACCCATAAAGAAAAGAGCACATCGCGCCACCCAAAGCGTAATGTGCTTTAACAATAATATAAACCGCTATGCCAAGTACATTATACCATATGAAGTTGTCAGAATGGCGCAAAATGCGGAAAAAACCAAGGTTTTTCGCGCTTGTAATAGGTATTATCTTTTCAACCATCAGGTACAACCATGAATATTTATACAAAAAAAGGCGCAAAACGACAGGAGGGAAAAAGAACCCTATGCCCTGGAGAGAGAAAAAGATTTACTCCGGAAAAATACTGGAAATAGAAGTGTACCCCATCAGCAGCAAACAACAAAAAGAGCCCAGAAAGAAAAAATCAAAGATCAGCAAACCAAAACAAAAGAATCTAAACGATAAAAACGCCAGGAAGCATCTAACCCGTCTACTAAATACCAACTTCACAGATAAAGACCTGGCAGTTCACCTCACCTATAACGACAATGAGCAGCTGCCCGACGAAGAGCAGGCAAGAAAGGACGTGGTGAATTACATCAGACGCATCAAACGATACCGCCAGAAAAACAACCTACCCGAAATGAAATACATCGCAGTGATCGAACACCAGGAAGAAGATCCGGACTCTGGGAAGAAAAAAAAGCGCATTCATCACCACATCGTCATGTCAGGGATGGACCGGGATGCAGCTGAAGAGATCTGGAACAGGGGAAGAGCTAACGCCGACAGGTTAAAAGCGGACGAGTTTGGATATGAAGGCCTGGCCAGGTACATATCAAAAGACCCAAAAGGAAAGAAGCGCTGGGTATCCTCCAAGAATCTTACCAAGCCTACAGTCAAAGTAAACGATCACAAATATACGCGGAAGAAAATAGACACCATGGCCAGCCGGCCTGAAGACAGAGACCTCTTCCACACCCTTTATCCAGGCTACCACCTGAATGATTGCACCGTCACCATAAACGATATAACGGCCGCCAAACACCTTCACATCAGAATGAGAAAATTGGAATGAAGCAACCGAAACCAGAAAGGAACAAACAGCCCATGACACATACCAAAACCATGAACCAAATCAGAGGCAAACAGAACCGCATGATAGGCAACCTCATGGAAACCATCATCGATGGCAGCTGCAGATGGTACCAAAACCATAACGTGGCCATCATCGAAAAAACACCCGAACCCATGAAAGTGATCAGGCCATTAAAAGACATCCAGTTTATCTGCTGCTTCATGAAAAAAGCTCAGCCAGACTATAAAGGCACCATAAAAGGCGGACAAACCATCGTCATGGAAGCAAAACACACCGACAAAGACAGAATCGAATCCGCCAGAGTATCAGAACAACAGCAAGAGTCACTGGAGAATTACCGGCAGATGGGAGCCATCACCTACATACTCGTTTCCTTCCAGCTGGAAAGGTATTACATGATACCCTGGGTAATCTGGAAAAACATGAAAGAGGCATACGGCAGAAACTACGTCCTGGAAGAGGAACTGAAAGGTTATAAAGTGCCCTATAAAAACGGAATAATAAGATTCCTGCAAATTGAAGGATAGGGGGAATTAACAAATGGAACAAACAGGAGCATGCAGATTTTGCGGCCAGACACAGGTAACAGGCATGATGACAGGGGCGGAAGAAAGGGACAGCAAGGTAACACTAAACTGTGATTGTCCTGAAGGCCACGAATTCAGACGAGAAGAGCGCATGAAAGAGAAAATTCAAAACGCCAATGAGCAGATCAACGCACTATTTGGCCAGGAAATGATGAACCATCACATAGAGCCGCTACAGAACCAGCGCTTCATCGCCATTATGAAAGAATTAGCAGAAGCAGCCATCCGCTCCCAGATCAGGAAAGCCACCATAGAAGACGAAGAAACAGGCACCAAAGGGTATATCTCAGTAAATTCAAAAGGCGGCGTCAACATTGAAAGAGGAAACACGTTTAAGTATAAACGGGAAATATAGTGCAAGAACGTAAAACCAATATTGCAGAAACTGACCACGGACGACAGTGGCCAGACCCAAAAAGTGAAAGAGGTGGAAGTATGGCATGCACATTACTTGATGTAAAAAATAGGTGGCCAAAAGAAGAAATGATACCGCTGTGTGATGACCTGAACCTTGCTGCCACAAAATCAGAGTTAATAAAAGTGGCAATGATGTGGAAGTCAGGATTCAACTTGAAAGACATGGCCAAATATCTAAGACCCAATGACAAGCTGGAAAATACCATGGATGAAGTGTGGATCATGTGTATGCACTTGTCACGCCAGGGCATGATAGAAGAAAGAGAAGGTGGTCACCTGGGATCTCCGGACATCATTGGAAAAGATTTACTGGAAGAGGTGCAGAAATGAACAAAAGAAAAATAGGAAAGTTTAGAATCTCACATATTTTCATTGAGAGAACATCACAAAAGACACTTTCGAAAATCATGAGTAACTTTGTGCCAATAAAAGCAGAGAGTTTGTATGCTATGGATGCTATTGAATATACAGCGCTTAGTGATCTGTTCGAAGAGGTTCCATGGGGAACAGAAATTCCATTCTACAATATAGAAGTAACTGGCACAAACGTAAAAGTCATAAAGCAATAGTGCACAGTTTTGCCATTATCCGAAATACGAAAGGGTGTGAAAGTAGATGAAATCAGTGGAAGAGTTCATAAAGCACCTGAGAGTGATGTCAGGGACAGGTAACGGGATCGGAGGCTCCACCGTATCCAGACTAGAGAAAATTGCCAGGGAAAATGGATTCATAAAGCCATCGGAAAAGAGTGAAAAGATGCAGCAAGGAGACCAGCTATGATTAACTGGGAGGTAATCGGATGAAAGTAATTTTTATATCGCACCCGCTGATGAGTGAGGGAACAGTAGAAGAAAACAGACGGAAAGCAGAAGAAGCAGCCAAACGAATCCTGGCCGAAGGAAACATACCCTTCTCACCACTGAACCTTTTCAGCATGATGGAAAGCGAAACGCCTGAGCAGCGTGAAGAGATTATGAAGATTTGTCGAAGGGCGATCTCGTACATATGCGATGAACTCGAATCACATGGCACAAAAGGTGGCTGTGAAATAGAGCGGCGCTGGGCGGAGATGGAAAGAAAGCCAGTTAAGGATATGACGGGAAGAGAGTAAGAAGCATTACATAACTTAACGGGAGGCGATCCAGTGACAAACGATAAACTGAGACCGGCTGACTATCGGTTTGTTGAAAGGCTTTTATATGAGCAAAAAACCCACGCAACAGCCATGGCGGAGATCCAGGCAGAACTGGATGATTTAATGACTCCATGCAGCTCGTCCATTATATTTGATTTTGAACTTGGTGGATCAGGAGAAGGAAGTCATCCGGAGAATAACGCCATCAGTCGATTCGAATCAGTAAAGGGCAAGACATTAAGGGACGAAATATGTGTCAGGGAGAGGCACCACAAAGCGATTAATGAGGCCGTTGAAAAACTGTCTGACTGTGAGGCGCAACTCATACGGCTGAAATACAACCTAGAAAAATCATCCAGGGAATGCATGCAGATTATGGGTTATGAGAAAAGCCACTTCTACCGGATGAAAAATGAAGTAGTGACGAAAGTTGGTCGGTTTCTAGGATTATAAAAAAAGAGGGGAAAAAGAGGGGAAAATATTAATTTAAAATGTGTTAGGCTTGAATTAGTAGAAGTATCACCACAGCTCCCAAGCGAGGTGATCAAGAATCTCCCAGTCTCAGGGTTATGAGACATAAAGCCAGGAACCTTCGACGAGGAACCTGGCTTTTCTAATGGGGTGAATCCATGGCCAAGGTCAAGCATGATCCAGAGAGAGCCAGAAAAGAGATTGAGTCGTCAGCTTGTTTCCGGTGCGTTTGGAGCAAAGACGCAGGAACAAAACTTGTATGTTTGTTTCCGAAGTGCCCAAGGAGGAAGTGATGATGTATGGCTAAAAGCAAATGGCCTATGGTCAAAGACAAAATTCACTTTATCGAAAAGTGGGCCAGAGACGGGCTCACAGAGAAACAGATTGCAAAGAACCTGGGCATTAGTCACGATACCCTGAACAAATATAAAAACAATTATCCAGAAATGTTGGACTCCATAAAAAGAGGTAGAGAGTCATGTGTGACAGAAATCGAGAACGCACTGGTGAAAAGAGCCCTTGGTTTCAGGTACGAAGAGACAAAAACATACATCAAAAATGAGGACGGAAAGAAAGTCACATACACTGAAAAAACCGAGAAGTATCAACCGCCAGACGTTGGGGCGTGTGCCATATTGCTTAAGAATAAAGACCGAAGTAACTGGTCAGATAATCCCGCAAAATTGGACCTTGACAGAGAGATGCTGGAACTTAAGAAAGAGATGGAAAGGATGAAAAACTTCTAATGGCTGCCGATATCCTTCATCGATTCTATTGCAGAAAAGACTGGCGTGATCTGTCTCACCGGTTAAAGGTGGAGCGGGGCGGTAAGTGTGAGCGCACTGGTAAAGTCTTCACCGATATGAGTCAGTTGATCGCACATCATAAGATCGAGTTAACGGAGGACAACGTCAACGATCCACACATAGCACTTAATCCAGAGCATATAGAGATCATAAGCTTTGATGAACACAACAAGGAACACAGGCGGTTCGGTAATAACCAGAAGGTATACATCGTGTATGGATCACCGCTGTCAGGCAAGAACACACTGGTCCGGGAGCTCATGCAGTACGGTGATATTGTACTGGACATTGATGCATTGTGGCAGGCAATCACATTGCAGCCGGATCACGTCAAGCCACAGAACGTCAGGTTTAATGTGTTCAAGCTGAGAGACTGTATGTTGGACCAGATCAAGACCAGGTATGGGAATTGGTACGATGCTTATGTTATCTCATCGCTGTCTGATAAGTACGAGAGGGAACGGATGGCTGAGATGTTGGGTGCCGATCTTATCTATTGTGACAGTACACAAGATGATTGCATCGAGCGCTTTAAATCGAGCGGCAGGCCTGGTGCGTGGCTTGGCTATATCACTGATTGGTGGGAGAAATACACGGAATAGCCCCCCGGGGTGTGCTGATTTAGACGATGGTCTCCTACTGGGAGGGGGCCCATTTAAGACACACACCGAGATTTTGACTTTTTGTTTTTAAGTTTTCAAGAACTTTCGAAAGTAGGTGACAACATGAAAAGTCAGGATATAAAGAACGAGATTGACCGCCTGAAAGCACAATTTGAGGGAGTGGACGAATCAAAACTGAACGTGCTTGATGCGCTGATCAATCAGGCAGCTCATGAAACCATCTACCTCAAAAAGTTGAACGCCCAGGCAATGGAAACCGGCCTGGTGAAAGTCCATCCTGATGACAACACTGTCCAGAAGGTATTGCCGGTGTCAAACGAGATCAACCGACACGCAGCATCCCTGACGAACATTATTGATAAGCTATGCAAACATCTGAACATCGATGACGAGGAAGGCGACGGGCTTGATGAGTATGAGTAGTTACCTGGTTGAATACCATGAAAAATGCAAATCAGGAGAAATCATAGTAGGCCGGGAACTGATGGCCATGTTGGACATCCTGATTGCAGACATAAAAAACCAACTCTATGTATTCGACACCACAGAAGCCCACAAGCGGATCACCTTCATCGAATCTGAATGCAAACACAGCATAAGCCCTTTTGCCGGAAAGCCATTCCTGCTCGAACTATGGCAGAAAGCACTCATGGAAGCGCTGTATAGTTTTTACGTTGAAATAGAGGGAGAACAAAGGCGACGCTTCACGGAACTGTTACTGGTTATCGGCCGCAAAAACGGTAAAAGCAGCTGGTGTTCAGCGCTGGCCCTTGCAGAGTTCTTTTGTGGCAATGCTGGAACAAATATCATGTGTGCATCAAATGACTATGAGCAGGCTGGCATACTGTTCGATGAGATTTCAAACATGAGGGAAGAAAGCCGGAAACTTGAAAAGGTAAGCCGGAAAAACATAAAAGGGATTTTCATGGGAAACCCCAAACAGAAAAAGAAAAAGGGAAAGTTCAGCCGGCAGAACAAAGCAAAGATTAAGAAACTGTCATCCAGGACCGGCGGCAAGGAAGGCCGGAACCTTGATGTGGTCATTGCAGATGAAACCCACGAAATGAAAGACGATGGCTTGATCATGCCGCTGAAGCAGTCCATGTCATCGAAAAAAGAACCGCTGATGATTGAGATCACCACCGAAGGATTCACCCAAGACGGCCACTTGGATAAAACAATGGTGGAAGCAAGGCAAGTACTAAAAGGTGAAGCGGAAAGACCTCGCTGGCTGATCTGGCTATACACACAGGACAGTGAAACGGAGATCTGGCAGGACCGCACCAGCTGGGTAAAGGCTAACCCTAATCTGGGCGTATCGAAAGAATGGAGTTACCTTGACGGACTGATTGCTGAAGCCAAAACAAACAGCTCCACAAGAGCATTTGCCCTGGCGAAAGATTTCAACCTGAAACAATCAAACGCTGCAGCATGGTTACAGCAAACAGACATCATCAACATTGAAACCTTCGATCTGAAAGACTTCAGCGGAGGTTTTTATATTTCCGGGAATGACTTTGCAGAGACAATAGACCTTTGTGCTTCAACCATATTGCTGAAGCGACCGAATGACCGGAAAACATACCTGCATACCAGGTACTGGATCCCAGAAAGCAAACTGGAAAACAGTCCGGACGATGTAGACTATCGTGCCTGGGAACGTTCCGGGCATCTGACCATCGTGGGAGGAAATGCAGTTGAAACATCACTGATAGCTGAATGGCAGTTTGAGTTGCTGAAAGAATATGATCTGAAACCATGCAAGTCAGGATATGACAACCGTTTTGCAAAGGACTATACAAATCGTTTCAATGAAATATTTGACGAGAACGGCAAAAACAAAGTGGCAATCAACATACCGCAGGAGTCGAAAGTCTTAAACAATCCAATGCGGACCTTGGAAGCTGACATGCGGGACAAACTGGTGAACTATGACAATAACCCAGTGTGTTTCTGGTGTTACAGTAACACGGGCATCAAGATAGACAAACTCGGGCGGATTATGCCAACGAAGATGCACCCAACAAAACGGATAGACGGGACAGCGAGCAAAATCATTGCGTACGCCACACTTGAATGGCACAGATCAGAGTACATGGACCTTATAGGGTAGGGGGTGGAGACAATCGGATTAATGGATTATTTAAAAACTGTATTACCGGTGAATAGGACAGCCCTTTATCGCTCCTGGTTCACTAACTCGCAGCCAATTTTTACAGACTTCGGAAAGAACATTTACTTGTCAGATTTTATCAACAACGCCATCGACCGGGTAGCATCCGAGATGTCAAAGATCGAAGTCAAAAGCGTTACCGAAAGAAAAAACTCCATAAAAGTGGAGAACGACGATATAACGAGACTTTTCAGGTTTCAACCAAACCCGCTGCAGACAACGAGTGATTTTATGTCGAATGTTGAATGGTTGAGGCGCAAACACAGGAACGCTTTTATCTATCCAATGTATGAAGTGGTCACTCTGTCGAATGGTTTGTCAGTAAAAAGATACACCGCTCTATACCCGCTTAACCCACAAGCCATATACATCGGCCAACATACCGGACAAGTGTGGGAAGTGAAGTTTGAGTTTGCTGACGGATCAAGCTATATCCTGCCATACAGTGAATTGATTCACTTGAAATGGCGTCGTGGAGTTAACACCATTGTGGGTGGCGGTGACGATAACGGACAGGCGAATGATTATGAAATCACCCGTACCATTGACGCACTGGACAAAACCATCCAAGGACTGCCGAAATCGATTGAAGCGAGTTTGCAAATCAAAGGGGTGTACCACGCCAAGACACTAGCAGACCAGCAGAAGCTGAATAAAATCCGGGAAGATTTTGAAAGCCACATAGCTGTCAGCAAATCTGGCATGGTAGCCACTGATTTGGCGGGTGAGTTTACACCTGTCAATATCAGGGCGGCTGACATACCAGAAACGGCGCTTAATTTTCTGAAGGCAGTGATCCATGAACGGTACGGTGTATCAGCAGCCATACTGAGCGGAGATTATACCGGCGAACAACACAGCGCATTTTACCAGACAACTATCGAGGACTTCATTATCCAGTTTGAGCAGGCCATGAGCGCTGCTCTTTTTTCTGACCGGGAGAAGGACGTCGGACATCGGGTGAAATGCTATTACAGCAAAGTTCGGTACATGTCCACCAAGGATAAGTTGGAGCTGGCAAGCCTGGCCAAAGAGACAGGGATCATGCAGCTTAATGAGATCAATGAAATGTTTGGCATCGAACCGTTCCCGGAAGGGAATAGGCGCTTACAGTCCCTTAACTACATGAATATTGACGTGATAGACGAATACCAGAAAAATAAAGCAGGAGTGAAGGAGGGATCAGAGGATGAAGGATAAACTCATTTTGCCAGATAAAAAGACAATACAGTTTTCCAGGTCCAATGAAATTGTTGAACTTCGGGCAGTTGAACCAACGGAAGATGAAGGATACATCATCGAAGGATATGCCATTGTGTACGAACAGCGAGTAAAAATTGGCGGAGATTGGTTTCATGAAGTGGTTAAACGTGGAGCGCTTGACGGGGCAGACCTGACAGACGTTCCTCTTTTTATACACCATAACCGAAATAAGATACCTCTGGCAAGGTCCAGGAGAAACAACGGATCATCCACCATGACATTGACCCCGGATGACAAAGGATTGCATTTCAGAGCAGAGCTGGACGCTGAAAACAATGCAGAAGCTAAAAGCCTGTACTCCGCTATTAAACGGGGTGACGTGTCCGGGATGTCATACGCTTTCACGATCAAAGAAGAAAAATGGCTGGAACTTGATAAAAAAATGCCGACAAGGGAGATTTACAAACTTGGTAAAATCGGCGAAATATCTGCGTTATGGAGTCCCGCATATCCGGGGACTAACATACAAGCTCGAGGGGATGGGGAGTTGGACAACTCCGACAAAATGGCGCTGGATAGTGCCAGATCCACGCTGGATAGCGAAAAGAACGAGCTGGAACTTTATAAACTGAGAGCCAAAATCAAAGGAGCGATGTAAAAATGAAGAATAAACTCATGAAAATGTTGAAAGCTAAAAACGAACGTAAAGCCGAACTGGTAAGACAATCAGAGAAGTCAGAGAGCATCGAAGAACTACGCAGCATCAACACTGAACTCGACAATGTGAACGAAGAACTGCGAAGCGTTCAGGCCATGATCGACGAGTTGGAAGAGGACGAGGGCGGAGAAGGCGAATCCCAGCGCACACAGATTGTTAATGCCGCCACTCCTGGCATGGTAACAGCACCAATGGCCGCAACTCAACAGCGTACAGCTGATGCAGACGAAATGGAATACCGGAAAGCATTCCAGCAGTTTGTGACACGTGGTACACCTATCCCTGAAGAACTTCGGGTAGACGCAAACACCCTGACCACTGATGTTGGAAGTGCTATACCGACCACAGTGATCAACCGTATTGTGGAAAAACTCGAAACAGTCGGCGTGATCCTTCCACTGATCACGCGCACACAGTTTGCATCCGGCGTGGTTATTCCTACCTCGTCCGTGAAACCTGTTGCAACATGGGTTTCTGAAAGTGCAAGCTCTGACCGTCAAAAGAAAACCACCGGCACAATCACTTTCGGACGCTTTAAACTCCGTTGTGAAATCAGCATGTCTGCAGAAGTTGGCGCACTGGCAGTAAGCGCATTTGAATCTGCTTTCGTTCGCCAAGTAACTGAAGCGATGGTGAAAGCTATTGAAACCGCGATTGTTTCCACAGCCGACGGTACAACCTCACCAAAAGGTATCTTGGCAGAAACACCTGTAACCGGGCAAGCACTTCAATATGTTTCTCTTAGCTATAACACATTGGTCGAAGCAGAAGCAGCTCTGCCTGCAGCGTATGAACCCGGCGCTCTTTGGTGTATGACAAAGAAAACCTTCATGGGATTCATCGGCATGACTGACACTGATGGCCATCCTATTGCACGGGTGAACTACGGCTTGGGCGGAAAACCTGAGCGCATGCTGCTTGGCAGAAATGTTGTCCTTTGCGACTACATCGACAGTTTTGCAACAGACCTGACAGACGGAAAAGTCTTTGCCTTCATCTTCAATTTCGAAGATTATGCACTGAACACCGTATACGACATGGGCATCCAGCGTAAGCAGGACTGGGACACTGAAGATTATCTGACAAAAGCTGTCATGAGTGTTGACGGTAAAGTGGTAGACAAAAACTCACTGGTAACGCTGGCAAAAAAGTCGTAGCCGATAGTAGCCTAGCGTCGCTTACTATCGGATCATTAACTCTAGTACCGGAGTTTGATCCGGAAGTGTACGAGTATACAGCGGCAACAACTAATGCCACAAACGCAATCACAGCTACGGCGACCGACACGGAAATGGACGTAACAATCACAGTAGATGCTAGCCCTCATGTAAGTGGCGAAGCAGCCACGTGGGCGGCTGGTGAAAATGTGGTTGTAGTTGATGTTGGAAGCTTAACTCAGTACACAGTAACAGTAACCAAGACGGAATAAGCAGGCGGGAGAGGGCAATAACCCTCTCCTTTTTCTTGAAGGGGTGATGTCGGATGGCATTGCTTGATTCCGTTAAACCAAGAATCGGTATTTTCTACTCCGATACAGGCAAAGATGCAGAAGTGCAAGGCATGATTGATGCTGCAAAAGAATACTTTAAAAATGCTGGGTGGGACGTAGGGGATGGTACTTCGCCTTTGGCGGTTGATGCTATCGTGCTTTATTGCAAGATGGCACAGTCAACAGACCCGCTGGCAATGATTAATCATCCGGTTCTAATGTCGTTTATCGCACAGGGACGGGCGGTGGTGCCAGATGTTGAAGTTTAACCCAACGACACCAATAAAACTGTATGAACAGACGACCGCCTATGTATCTGGGCAGGGTGAATCTACTGTGTGGTTGCCGATCGTCACTGACGGAAACAGTTCTTTTTATTGTGAATGGGCCGGAAGCTTTGGTGATCGGGCCATGTCAGCGCAGGCCCTGGGAGTGAAAGATTCAGCTACAATCAAAACATTTTACAACCCGGCGGTGTATGAGAAACTAAGAACCACCCATGTAATCGTCATTAAAAACGCTGATGCCACAGCCTTTGTTGAAGGTGAGCCGAATAAGAACAATCCAAACGTGTACGAACTGTGGGGCGGTGTGGACAATGTGAAAGAGGCTAACCAGTATATTGAATTCCTTGTCAGGAGGTATGAGGGCCTATGATTCTTAATCTTTTACAGACGGCGCTCGATACAGCCCTTTATAATGACGGGGTACTATCTCACTGGCAAAGAAAAACAGGACCGGACGCCAACGAGTATATCGTTTACCGTATGGCCGGCGATGCTGCAGAGGAATTCGCCGATGATGTGCCACTGGTTAAAAGTGCCAGCGTAACAGTCAATTATTATTATAGGGACGACCGCATCAATACCTACACAAGCAGACAGGGCATACAGGGACGCATTACAGCCATAGAAGCGGCGCTGAATACTGCAGGGTTCGAAGTACCATTTGGACCATTTGATGCCGGCGACGTGGACGACATAGGTTATATGGTGACGGTGTTTGAATGTGATTACGCGAGGGTGATGTAAATGAGTAGTAAAAGAGTTGATCCATATGAATTGGCGGTTAGCATTGGCGACATTTTAAGGGACTTTGAGGACGATGTGTATGAAGCCACTGAGGAAGGGTTGACCAGGGCTGAAAAAATATTGATTGCTAACTTGAAAGCTGACAGCCCGGCAGGGACAACTAAGCAATACAGGAAGGCTTGGAAAAGCAAGGGCAAAAAGTACAAGATGCGGCGGTATGTCGGCAATACAAAAACAGTGCAAGGCAAAAGCGGCGAAATACCGCTGTCAAACATTTTAGAATATGGTTCAAAATCACCGCACAAAGGGCGCATTAAGAAGGTTTATGAAGAAAGCCTCAACCAAATGGTTGACGCTGTGAAAAAAGAAATTGAGGAAGGGGTTTGATGTGAATGGCTAATAAAGTTAAATACGGTTTAAAGAAAGTGCATTACAGTGAATTGACAATAGATGCAGAAACCGGTGCAGTGACATATGGAACACCTAAACCTATCCCTGGTGGAGTAGCCCTTACAATGGACGCAAAAGGCGAAAAAACCGAGTTTTACGCTGATGATGTAGCCTACTTTGTGGCTGAATCTAACCAGGGGTATGAAGGATCGCTTGAAGTAGCCTTGATACCGGAAACATTTAAGAAAGATATTTTAGGGTTTATTGAAGATGTAACAACCGGCGGTTTATACGAGGATGCAGAGGCGTTGCCTGAAGCATTCGCCCTGTTGTTTGAATTTAGCGGCGATGCAAATGCAACACGTCATGTTTTTTATAACGTGACTGTTTCACGTCCTGCTGTTTCGAGTACGACTAAGAGTGAATCCATCGATGTGCAAACAGAATCAATGGATATGACAGCATCGCCTGCATCTGATTCAGGAATAGTAAAAGGATCATTTGGAAGCGCTGCGACCGCATACGATACATTCTTTACCTCTGTTCCAACTTACACACCTCCGGCAGGATAAGGGAGCTGAAAACTGATGGAAAAAACGTTAACCATTGATGGGCGCCAGATTAGATTCAAATCAACTGGTGCTTTTTTATTAAGGTATAAAGCACAATTCGGACGTGATGCAATAAAAGACATTCTGAAAATCATGGAAGCATTCGATGAAAAAACACAGGAAGTTAAAAACATTGAAATGGTTGATCTTGAGGTGTTTTATAACCTTGTGTGGACGCTTGCAAAAACAGCGGAACCATCCATACCAGATCCAATGACATGGCTTGATTCATTTGATGAGTTTCCTTTGATGGAGATCATACCGGAAATTCAGGATCTAATTACTTCAAGCTTGCACAGTTCAAAAAAAAAAGACTGATTCAGGAGGGTCAGGGGCCTCTGACATAACAACAGAAACTCTGATGGCGGCAGCGTTGGAAAGAGGCCTCACCCTGTATGATTTTGAAATTCTAACCTTTGGTATGATCATCGATTTTATTATTGAATATAACAACCGGAACGATTCTGACGGTGATGAAGAACAAATTATTGAAGCAACACAAGCTCATTTTGATGTTTTTTAGGGGAGGGTGGTGAAACGGATGGCGGCTAACAAAATAAAAGGCTTAACCATAGAGATCGGTGGTGAAACCACTGGATTAAATAAAGCCCTGGGCGAGGTTAACAAGCAGACAAGGGATATTCAAAAGGAACTGCGTGACGTTGACCGGCTGCTTAAACTTGACCCTAAAAACACAGAACTGATTGCACAGAAGCAGAAGTTGCTTGGTGATGCAATAGATGGTACAAAAGAAAAACTTGAGACTCTCCGTGATGCTGAAAAACAGGTTCAGCAGCAGTTTCAGCGTGGTGAAGTTGGTGAGGAACAGTACCGAGCCATTCAAAGAGAAATTGTTAAAGCTGAACAGGACCTCAAAAACCTTGATAAAAAGTTGAAAGACACTAACGATAAATGGAAAGACATTGGAACAGGAATGAAAAAGGTCGGAGACAAAATGTCTGACATCGGAGGTAAGATGACATCCAGGGTTACGGCACCTATTGTCGGTGGGATGACATTAGCGGTTGAGAGCACCAGAGAACTACGGGAAGATATGGCGCGATTAGAAACCAACGCACAACAAGCAGGCGCTGGTGTTGGCGAGGCAGAGGCCGCGCTTAAAAACTTAAACCAAATATCAGATGAAACTGACAGTAACATTGAAGCGTTATCAAACCTTATGGCTTCAGGTATCACAGGAAATGCACTGACCCAAGCCGTTGATGACTTATCGGGTGCTGTTATCAAATTTCCTGATACTTTAAAAATTGAGGGATTAGCTGATGGATTACAAGAAACACTTGCGACAGGTAAAGCCATTGGACCCTTTGCAGAACTGCTGGAAAGATCTGGTGTTGACATTGAAGCGTTCAATGAAGGCTTGGCAGCTGCAGCAGAGACTGGCGATGATACAAATTATGCTTTGCAACAGTTAAATAATCTAGGGCTTTCAGAAGTTACAAAAGGTTATAAGGAATCAAATGAGGCGCTTATAGAAAGCAAAGATGCACAATTTGAATTTATGCAGGAGCTTTCTGAAATTGGAGCAACCTTGGAACCGGTGATGACAGCGATAAAAGAAGCGGTTGTAGGGTTAATGGGGGCATTTACCGGTTTAAGTCCTGAAATGCAAAACATGATCCTTATAGCGCTTGGTGTACTTGCAGCCGTTGGACCGTTTCTGGCTATTCTTGGTCCGATCATAAGCGGACTTGGAGGATTGACTTTGGCAGCATCGACAGCTGGTGTAGGTGTCGCAGCGCTGGTAGCTCCGTTTGCAATTGCTATTGCTGCAATAGCGGCAGCCATTGTGATTGGCATCGCACTATACAAAAACTGGGACAAGATCAAGGAAACTGCATCAGCAGTATTCAGTTCGGTAAAGGAAACCATAAGCAAAGTTGTTACAAGAATAAAAGAGTTTTTCTCAGACCTTGTTTCATCAGGAGCTGAACTTATAACCAGTTTCAAAGAGATAGGAAAAAACCTTGTCACCGGAATTTGGGAAGGAATCAAAAGCATGGGTTCTTGGATAAAAGAAAAAGTGGGCGGATTCTTTGGCGGGATCACTGATTCAGTTAAAGGTGTACTTGGTATCCGATCACCATCGAAAGTATTTGAATCCATAGGAGGCTTCACGGGCAAAGGGTTTGCCAAAGGCCTTGAAAGCACAAAGAGAGCTGTTGAACAATCGGCGGCAACCATGTCAAGATCAGCAGCAATGGGAACTCTTTCCGGAGGTTACACAAACCAGATGTTGCACTCAGGCGTGATCCGGCATGAAGGGGTCAACGACCGGGGCGAGCTTGTGGCGTCAACGGAAACCTTTATGAACGAATTCAGAAGGGAGCTGAGAGTGTGATAAAAGATGCGTATAACAACACATGCGCTCATCGTGTGCTTTCAGTGATCCCAAACAAAGACCCCAACCGGATTGAGCAAAAGACAATCAACGGGCGGTACCATATACAGGAAATCGGGACAGCGCCTGACGTAGCCAACGTTAAGGCGCTTTGTACTTACGATGAATGGGAAAACCTTGTGGCTGCTGCTGCAAGCGCCATCCCTATCAATGTAGATTTTGACGGTATGTACTTTGACGGAATTATCAGGGCGCAACCCATTTCAGAACAGCACACACGAGGTTTTACAAAGTCAAACAGGCTATATCAAGCGGCTTTCAACATGTACGTAAGCGAAAAAGGATAAGAAAGGGGTGTCTTATATGGATCAAGGTTTGAGAGAGACTAGAAAACAGTGGGGACTTTACTTAGACGAATATGATGCTGGTAGCGAAAGCACCACAATAGATTATCTGGTGGCAGACGTAGAACTTGCTAATCCGCTGATCAATGCGCTGATGTATGTAGATGTTGACAGTCTGGCGAAATTCAACGGATCAACGAAAGAAGTCTTTTTGCCGGCAACTACAGTCACACCGATCATCTTCAGAGTGACCAGCTTCAACGTGAAAGCAATCGAAGGAACCGGAACAGTACGCTGGCAAGGTGCGTTTTGATGAAGCGAATAGATAGAAAAACGAAGTAAAGGGGGCGGACCATGCGATCAATACCAACAGAATTAAAAACACGCATCGAGAAAGCACACCAAACCCTTTATGAAAATGCAAACCCTCACATGAAAATATTTGTATATAACAGCCGATGGAACGAACTTTTCACCGTTTACACAATCCACAACAAAGCGGACATTGACCGGATTGATGTAACCGCCAAAAGGGAGACAGCTGAAGCAGAGCCGAACAAGCTATACGCCATCTATATCGAGGATGGCGTTTCTTATGTGATAAGCAAAGACTTACCGTATGACGAAACGGTCCCATGGGACGCAGAATTCACAGCTGGATCAGCGTCAGACATCGCCATTGAGTTCAACGGCTACTGGGAACGGGACCAGGTGAGCAAAAGGTTTAACTTCGTGGCTGATGAATATCCTTGGGTTTTTAAACAAAACAGCGGAAGCCTAACAGCTCAGTATTGGGACGGGACATCACTGGAACTTGCAACAGGCGTCGGAAGAATATGCACCATACGTGGATGGCTTCCAGCACAAGCAGATCATACATCAGACCAGGGTTTGATAGTCGCTTACCTGAAAAGTGGAGTAGCCTACTACCGGAATTATTGTCTGCAAAGCGATGGCACGACATATCTGTGGGAAACAGAACAAGAGATAACTCAATTACCTTCAGGCTTGACAGACATAGCCTTATTCAGAACAAACGACTTCCGAATTGGGGTACTCGGTAGAGATGCTTCAGACAACGCACACATGACAGTGACTACAAGAAATTGGGCGGGCATGAGTTTATATCCTGAAGTTCCAACAATAGAAGTTCAGTTAGGATTGACATACACGCCGATTGAATATATTGATACTTATTCACCAACTGAAGTTCCGACTATTGAAACTATATTAGAAGGTTTGGAATATTGTCATATCAGTATACCGATTCCTGCCTTAGTTGAAGTAAGACGTATATCGGAAACAGAATCGGAGATTGAAATTAACCTGCCTCCGATAAACGTTGCAGGAAGCGAATCAGGCTGGACCATGACCGAAACAGTAAGTGGGAATCCATTGACAATAAGTAGTATGACTTCAGCGGGTAATATTATTACCATAAATCACAATTCGGTTGATAGTTCGCTTGACATTGATTTAGCTTACGATGAAACATTAGGCAGGTTAAGACTTTATGGTTCAGATACTTGCAGACGGTTGCTTAACAGTTTTACAGCTTTATTGGAAGGTGAACCACCAGTAGGTTATACACCCGATGAAGTTCCAACAATAGAAGTTCAGTTAGGCGTTGAGTATATAGAAATGGAAAGATTGTATGGGCACAGCCCAGAAGAAGTTCCAACCATTGAAGTTGAAATAGGTCTAACTTTAACCGACTTGAATGGCGACCCTGTGTAGGGAGGTATTGCAATGAATAGACTCATTCAGTTTGTTTTATTAGGAAAGAAAAAAGCAAAAGAATCAAAACCGTGGGAAGAAATGGAACGTCCTGATTACACGAATTATGAAGTTCCAACAATAGACGTTCAACCAACACTTGAGTACGTGACCATTGAGAGGCCCATTGGTTATTCTGGAACAGAAACGCCAACTATAAATGTCGAGTTATCATTGACATATAGTCAGGCAGTATAGTTAAAAGGAGGGCGGCCAAATGAGTAAAAATTTCAAAGGGTACCATAATGAGTTTAAGATTGTTGTAAGAGATACAGAAAAAGACGAAATAGTTCAGGAAGCATACGCTTATAATATTGTTTTGAATAAGTTTAATCAGGTTATGGCAAACGAAACAGCCGGCTATGAAATGCAGGGTATAAACTATGGTTCTGGAACAGGCACTCTTGATGTTGCAAGGACCACAATGTTTAATCGTATCGGGGGTAAAAAAGGTACTTTTGTAGAAAGTTCGTTGGACAAGGTAAATGGTTATGCAATATCAACCTTCAAGGTTGTTGTTCTGCCTGCTGAACATATAGGAGTTACATTTACCGAAGTTGGACTAACATTAGAATCATCTACAGTCAACACTTATATTTGCACCCATGCATTGATTGAGGATTCAGAAGGCAATCCAATCACTATTGGTCCAAAGACTGACACTCAGGAAATCACGTTTTACGCAACAGTTTTTTATAAAGTTTTGAATGGGCTAGATGGTTCCAATGGAATGCACTTCGGGACAGGTATGACCAACACGTTTTTAACTCAAAGAGAGTGTTCCTCTAACAGAAGAATTGGAGATTATGCAGTTTCTGAAGATAGGATGGCTGTTCCACCTGAAGTCTTGACAAGCAGAACATTTGCCTATTTGTTTAGTTCTTATATATCTTATGCTAGATATATGGCAAGGTCAAACAACTTGAAGGACAGAATAGTATTTGAAACAGGCAGGTTAGAATCGGCTGATGCGAACAATTACAATATAGGTTCAATATACTTGGACTTCAACTCCGGAGGAAATGCAGTAAAAATGGTGCTGGAAAAACTTCCAAGTGCTATATGGGATGGAATAGTAAAGACTGGTGTACCTGTTGGGACAGGTGATGGGGTTGAAACTGATTTTAACATGGTAATGCGTGACCCGAAGAATCTTGTCTTAAAAGTAGATGGGACAGCAGTAACGGAAGGCGTTGATTTTGAACACTATCCATTGCCTTACAATACGAACATAAACGCAGGAAACTCTTTGATGATGTACACCCCTACAAGAGAAGATGTTGGGGAAGGATATATCATAAACGAAGTAAGCGGCTTTGTCTTGCCGGATACCCAGCCATATACCAATATAATGTTTAACAATCATAGTAATTTTACTCCTACTGTCAATGCAGGAGATTATGTTGTATTTGATATGGGCGAAAACAAGAAATGGGCTATCGGTAGCATGTCCGGGCTTGGAAGTGCAAGACTAACATATGCTGTGTCAGAAGATAAGGTTACATGGACCACTATTTCAACCTCAACAGCTATGGATATAGGTGGTGTTGAACTCGACACTGTACCTGATATACCTTTTAGATATATAAGAGTAACAGTGGCAGTTACGGGTACATTCAGAGGTGTTGAGTTTTACACAAGAAAAAACATGTTTGAATTTGCAAGCCCAGTAGCAAACGCTTCAGTTATAACTGCTGATTTTAAGATATACTATTTGCACAAAGATACAGACCATATGTTTGACATAGATATGACTTTTTTGTTTGGATATAACAATCCGGTTTAATAAGGCGGTGATACCATGCAATTAGATTTTATTGATGCAACAGTGATAAGCACAGACATGATAAACCCAACCGCTGTCCACATGCCTGATAACTCAATCTGGGGATTCCGGGTGGTAGATGGCAGGCTGGAAGGTTCAAACATCGAGCATGGACCCGGTGACATTGATTATTCAGCTTTTGAGCTGGCAGACTTTGCGATTGTCACCGCCGACCAAAACATGAGCCTGGTGCGTTTCAAAAACGTTCCCAGGCTCGGCATTTATGGTGTGTGGCATCAAGACCCGGTGCTGGACGATAACAGCCAAGTGGTCACACCTGAGCGTCACAGGCTGGCCATCTGGGAGGGTGGGTTTGACCCTTCGGATTATCTCATAGAGGGGACTTTAACCTATCGCAAAGAATCACCCATCGCACAGTTGACACTCCGGTTCGAGAACCCTGATGGCGCTTTCGTTGGCGAAGAAAAAAGCCTGTTCCATCCGGGGGCAGAAATTGAACTTGAATTTACAGCTGGTGACAGTGATCCGTACCCAATGGGTACCTACTTTGCAGACAGAGCGCAGACGATGGTGCCTGGACAGGACGCAACGGTTGAAGGGCGCAATAAGATCGGTAAGCTTATGAAAGACCAGTCGCTTGATGAGGCAACTCTTTATCCGATTGATCTGTTGAGTAGTAACATCACCTCCATGATGGTTAGCGCCGGGCTTGTTGAAACGGACGATTTCATCGTGCAGCCTACGTCAGTTTATCAGGTTGGTATGCAGTTTCCGAATGACATCAGTTATCTTGAAGCTCTGAACGAATGGATTAAGACAAGTCTCAACTGGACGGTAGTGGAGAGAACAGATGGCAAGATCGTTGTTGGATCCACAGTGTCTTTCACCAGCGAGCTTCCGACTAACAGCAAGTACACATTTAATCGAGGTACAGACGTTTTCAGCCGATCCATTGAGCGGGACGATATGGACAGCTACAGCCGGGTATGCGTGGCTTCGAAGTATATCGACCCAGTGACAGAAGAAGAGCTTGAACAGTTCGCTTATGCAGAGGTAACACTGGCAGACATTAACTGGCAGCTGCCACCAAAGAAAACATTGTATGTCCAGGTAGCTGACGAAACCCCATTACTGGAAATGCAGGCAATGGCGGCAGACATAGCCGACAGATTGGCGACAGCTGGGACCATCGAAACCTTTATCGGTCCGTTCAGGCCGTATCTTCTTATAGGCGATGAAGCGGAGATCACATCCGACACCGGGGCGCATCTGCTGGGGACAATCACCACCATTGATAACCGTTTCGGTAAGGTTGGGTACGCAACAGAGTTCAGGGTTGATTCTGGTGGCAGGATGGGTAAGCCGATGATCACTGACTATATCAAGCAAATGACGAAAGGATCAGCAGGGCAAAGGCAGACAAAGAGGTTGTTCTAACGAACGGCCTCTTTTCTATTGTATCTATAAACCTTTCAAGACGGATGGCGGCGGTAGCGGGGCAAGCATTCACTGGGTCATGGAGCTATTTGCGTCGTTCCACAGACGGAGTCCTGCCGTGACCCGTCGCTATCTGTTTATATAGGAGGTCGGTAAAATGAAAGGCTGGACGGAACTTACCAAAGAAAATGCAGAGCTTCGGCGTTTGCTCTGGCTCAGGCATGGATGTTTGAACGGATCAAACAAAGACGACAAGGAAATGAAATGCAGTTGTGGCATTAATTTTGCAACGGATTCACCGGAAAAAATGGCCGGGTTTTTCTATACAAAAACATGTAACGACTTATTCTGTATGGTTTCACAAGAAGTTTAATTTAAAAGCAATCAGGAGGTGACAGCGTGGAGATACAAAAAAACGAAGTAGACACCTACAGAGACTCTCAAGGCGTGCGCCGTATTGAAAGGCGAGAGGATAATTGCACCATGCACGAATCACACTCACGAATTATGGCGGACCACGAAACCCGGATAAGGTTGCTTGAAACGCTGACAACAACCTTGCTCGAACAGAACCGGACGCAGTTTAGAATTTTAGAGGAAGTAAAATCCGGAATTGACAAAATGAACGGAAAACAGTTAGCGATCGCAGCCGCCGTGATCTTGTTCCTGATCACCCAATTGATGCCGTACTTATCTAATGGTGTAGGGCTATGACCTGTCAATGTAGTCATAACTACTTTTCAAATCCTGAAAAATTTGATGTGCTGCACGTCGATCCGCTGGTTGTCGAGTGTCATGATTGTGAGATTGTCATAAAAATGGATTGTCAGGGGATGACGTGTAAGGATTGTGCATATGAATGCGAACAGGAGGGGAAGCAATGAAAATTCAGGCTGATAATTTAAGGGCAATAGCTAAAGCCATCGAAAGCCATGTGTGTGACCAGCACTTAATGGTTTTTTATAAAAAAAATGACTGGTCGGCAAAGGTTGCAAAGAACTTCACTGTGGGCGAGTTTAAATCTAAAGACGGTGCTTTGACTGTTTTGATTGACCGACGCCTTATATCAAGATTACAGGTCATGCGTGACAAGTTAGGCCGGGCCATTGTGATCACCAGCGGATATCGAACACCCGAGCATAACTCGTCGGTTGGCGGGGCTATCGACAGCCAACATATGCTTGGTACTGGTGCTGATATCAAGGTTTCGGGTTTTAGTGGTGATCAACTTGCAAAGGTCGCTCGTGAGGTTGGGTTCACTGGCATTGGAATTGGCACTGATTTTATCCATGTAGATGTAAGAGACACTCCGGCAGAATGGAGGTATTAGCATGTCAATGATCAAAAGGGGGAGTCGTGGCGAGTGGGTCCAGAAACTTCAACGAATGCTGGATCTTACAGCTGACGGTATCTTCGGGCCTAAAACCGAAAGCGCTGTCAGGATATGGCAGCGCAACCATAGCATAGGTGTTGATGGAATTGTCGGACCCCAAACATGGGCCAGCTTCCAGAATGTACCGGCACCTAAACCCCAGCCCCCTCCAGATAACGGCTACAGACTGATAGGCAGCACCCACGTCTACACCAAGGATCCACTGGAGCTGTTCCACTCCGTCCAGGACAAACGAGCGGACAAGATCCAGTTGGACAACTTCATGACGAGCGGTTACCAGTGGCACCATGACGATGGTGTTTCATATCCACTGGGAATCCTTGTGGAAGAGGGAAGAGTGATCAGCGACCGGCAGCCGCATGGTAAGCCGGCTGGAACCTTTATTGTTTACTGGAACGGTGATGTGGCCGTGAAGGAGCTGCTAACCATCCAGGGAGAGTACAGTGTCAAGTTTGCTGTTTCAGGGTGCACTATCCTGCCATCCATAAAGATGGTATCTGCAGGATTTGTAGGGAAGTTTGCCGACATAGGAAGGGAAGCACCACGACCGGTGATCGGGTATAATCCCACAATCCGGAAAGCGATCATGGCCGTCAGGCCAGCCAGCACAATACAACGAGGGCAAGACACCCTCCGGAACCTGGGATGTGACAGAGGAATCACCCTCGATGCCGGAGGCAGCACTATCTTTGTAGCAGATGGAAAAATAAGACACAGAACGACTAGGCGGCTATATTCAGTTATAGCCTGGTAGATAAGGAGGAGAATATGATATATGATTTTGTGTTGTCCAATTGGTTGCTGTTCGTCATTGTGATTTTGTTTGTGCTGGTACTAGCCTTGCTCTTAAAGGCCGGCCATCGTGATAAGGTGAAGATGATCATCCTGTCACTGGTGGTGCAAGCAGAGAAGGCCCTGGGGTCCGGGACGGGTGAGCTGAAATACGCCCTGGTAGTAGAGCGTTTATATTACGTGTTGCCGCTCCTGATCCGGTTCCTGTATACGAAAAAAGAAATTGACCAATACATTACTGAAGCGGTGGAGTGGCTAAAGGAATACCTGGCAAAAGGACACGACTTACTTGGATATGAAAACGAACTACTCACGGACTACTCAATTGAGTTGCAAGGTGATTTTGATTTGGTTAAGCGTGAGTGA